GCCCTGCACGGCAAAATGCTCGAAGCCCTCGACGTCGAGCTGCAGGAGATCGCAGTCGTCGACCTCAAGGCTGTCGATGCGCATAACCGAGAACTCCGCGCCGCCCTTGATGCGGTGCGCGCCGACATTGTGCGGGTCGAAGCGTTCGATAGCCGCCGTGCCTGGCCGCGCGCCAAACGCGCCGCGATAGGCCCGCACGCGCTCGCGGTTGAAACCGAGCAGGCGCTCGTCGAGGTTCAACATTAGCGCGGCGTGGTTCTCCTCATCGGGCTCGACGGTGATGACGCGCTCGAAATGCAACGCCAGCGCAATCGGCCAAATGCCGAGGTTGCCGCCTGCCTGTATCGCCGTCCTGCGGCCATCGGTGCGCGGCAGGATGTCCGATTCGAGGTCGTTGACCTCGCTCAGGATGATCTCCAGCGCGACCTGATCGGCGTCGGGGACGTGCCAGCCTTCACGCCGCTGCATACTTGACCTCGTCCTGTTCCCACGGGCGCGGGTGGCCGTGGAAGATGATGATGCGCTCCGAGGCCGAGCGCGGGTTGGCCTTGAAGCTGCTGATCGAGCGCGGGCAGATGTCCTGCCAGTAGGCGGGCGCGATGTCGAGGTGCTGCTCCAGCCACTCCTGGTCGCCGCCGAGGTAGAAGCGCGGGTCCTCGCGAAAGGCGCGGTAGAGGCGCGACATGTCGCCCGACCACAGCATCATGCTCGACTGCATCGCGGCCTTGTTCATCCGGCCCCGGTAGAAGTCGCGCAGAATGACGAACTCGTCGTCGCCCGCCAGCTCGATGACCGGCGAGATGTCCCGCACGATCACGGTGTCGAGGTCGAGGTACAGCACCGGCCCGCGCAGCCGGAAGATCTCCATCTTCGACCACCAGCCCGGCCAGTCGTGGAGAAGCTCGATCGTCTCCAGCGGCAGCGCGTTGGGCTTGTCTGTCAGGCAGATGAAGCGGTGCATGGGAACGAACCGCCGACACATGTCGCGGAGCGCGACGACATGCCGGGGCTCATACTCGCCGCCAGAGCGCAGGACTGTGGCGATGGTGATCATCGCTGCGCGGCGCTACGCGCGAACCGCTCGTCGGACTCGCGCAACGCCCGAGCAAGATCGGCAGGCGACGGGCGACCGCGCGCGGCGATGGGGCGGGCTGGCGGCGGGCCAATTGGGTCCATCACAGGGGACGCTACGGGCGCGGGCGCAGCCATCGCCGCCATGTCCGCGGGCGACAGGCCACCGAACGTGTCTATGCGTGCGGGCTGGAACTGCATGTCTGCCTCGCTCGGCATTCCCGCCATGACAGGCAGGCGCGGCCTTGCGGGCGCAACGGGACGCGGCGGCGGCGGGATCGGGGCCGCAGCGCCGCGCGGGTCGGTTGAGGGCATGTACGGGATCGACGGCGACGGGGCGTCGTAGCCGCCGGGCGGCGTCGGAGGCAGGGCGGGGTTGGGCAGTCGCTCGTACATCTGCGCGGCGTCCGCGACATCGGCGGGCGACATGGCCGGGCGGTTACCGAAGCCGAGGAAGCGACGGATGTCGTCGAGCGAGTAGGACCGCACCGGGCCTCCGGCGGTGCCTTCGGGGCGCAGCATCGGGTCCATGATGCCCGCCATGCGGCGGTCTAATGCGTCCTGCTCTTCGCGGGTCATCGCCATGGCATCACTCCTTGTTGCGCGCGCTGATGGCGCGGGCCTTGGACTTGGCGTCTTCCTTGCTCGACGCGCCCCATGCGCGCAGGGCGAGCGCGAGGCGGGTCGGCTTGCCGTTCTTCTCCATTGGGCCGGGCACGTTGCCCATGCGCGCGAGGAATCTGGCGCGGCGCGGGTTGTCGCCGCTCTTCACGGGAGCCTTGAGCGTGCCGCCGGTCTCGGCCTTGTAGGACGCGCGGCCCTTCTCGTTGAGCCCGCCCTTGGGGTTCTGGCCTTCCTTGCGTTGCCAAGCCGGGCTGCTCATCGCTTGTTCTCCGGCTTCGCGGTCTTCGCGGCCTGCTTGAAGTCGGCCTGGCTCGGCCTGCCCTTCTCGCCGGGGCGCTTCATCCTCTCGCCGGAGCCGGCTTTGATCCGCTCCTGCTTGGCAAGGATGTTGGCGTAGAGGCCGGGCTTGTTCATGGCATCACGCCGAGAAGATGCCGACGGCGAGGACGGTGACGCCCGCGCCGGTCGTGATCTTCCACGGGCCGGTCACCGCCGCCACCTCGATGTCCACGTCGTAGACGCCGATCGGCGTGTTGGCCGGGATCGACAGGATCGTGGTCGAACCGTCGATCACCGAGACCGTCGAGGTCGCGGCGGTCGCGACGGCGACGACGAGGCGGTGCAGGTAGTCGCCCGCCGCGCCCGTGCCGCCGAGAACCTGGTTTGATTGCGAGACCGCGACGGTCTCGTACTGGTAGCGGTAGGGGTAGCTGACGCCGGCCATCTGGGCCTCCTCAGGACAGGAAACGGAGCTTGTAGATCGTCGCGTCGATCAGCGACGCAATGGCGTCGATGTCGTTTTGGAGCTCGCTGCGGTCGGGCAGCTTCTTGCGCGCCTTCTCGACGTAGGCCTTCTGGTCCTCGAAGTACGCGACCATCGCCTCGACGCCCTTGCCGCGCGGGCTGTCCATGCGCGCGACGAACTTGCCGACGAGCCCATAGCAGCCCTGATAGGCCTCGACCACGGTATCGACGAGGCCGGGGATCGCCTCGTAGTACTCGCCCAGCGCCTTGTGCGCGGCGAACGACGAGGTGGACCAGTGCATGAAGTGCGCGGCGATGGCGGTGCAGAGCATATGGCCTGCGAACTCGCCCATGCCGGCGTGGTACTCGCTCGAATCGCTCATATCCTGGCACTCCTGCTGCGCGTTTCATGCGCGGCCCACATGTCGTTCAGCGTGGCTACGTTGCTGGCGCCGACGAGCAACGGGCGGTCGGCCCTAGGCGGCTCGACGGGCGCTTCCTCGCGCCACGCGACGGCCAGCATACGGAAAGCGTCAGCCGGATGCGAGGTCCAATCGTGCCTAGGCGTCGCGCGGAAGGCGCGCTTGTCCTCGTCGTACTCGCGCTGGTACTGGCGCAGGGCCTCGATACCCTCGCGGCAGAGGTCGGCGTCGAACCAGCAGCGGGGCATGACGAGGCGTGCGGCTTGGATGCCGTCCTGCACGCCGAGGTCGGCCACGATCTGAAACTTGCCGATGCCGCCTAGCAGCGCCGCGAGCTGCTCGACGACGCTGCGCCCGCCCGAGGCCAGCGTCTTCGCCCGCGCGTCGTGCGGGAGGTGATGGCGGGCGTAGCGGTAGGGCTTGCCTGCGACGATCTCCGCGAGGTCCGCGACCGTCGAGCCGCTGCTGGCGTGGTAGTCCAGCACGTGGATCTCGCCGCCAGCGACCTGATAGAACCAGATGGCGGTGTCGTCGCGGTATCCGATGTCCCACGCGGTGTAGACCGGGCGATCGGGATCGTGCGCGACGCGCCCGATGCGGCCCGCGTCCGAGGCCTCGCGCATCTCGACGCCATAGAACGCCCCGAGGATCGCGGCCTCGAAGCTGCACTCGTACTCTTGGTCGTACTGGTCCTGCGTCAACTGCGCGCGCAGGGCGTGAAGCTCGGTCGGCGGCAGGATGCCCGAGGCGCTGGCGGGCAGGCGCAGGCAGAACCAATCCGGCGATCGCTGCGCGGCGTCGAAAACCTCGTAGAACTGGTTGCGGCCCTTGGGCGTTCCGCCGATCACCGCCCAGCCAGCTCTGTCCGAGAGCGTCGGGCGGATGACGTTGCCCCAAACCGAGGGACGGAAGTCGCCGTATTCATCGAGGTACAGGCCATTGAAGCCCAAGCCTCGCATGGCGTCGGCGTTATCGGCTCCGTACAAACCAATTTTCGCGCCGCTGATCAGTGTCAGCGTCATCATCTGCTCATTTGCGTCCGCGATGATCGGGCGAGCGTAGTACTTGAAATAGTCCCACGCCACGCGACGCGCCTGGTTCTGGTACGGCGCGACGTAGCCGAACAAGCCGTGCGGCCCCGTGTGCGCTACGGCGGCGCGGATGATGTCGTTGACTGCGGCCACGGTCTTTCCAGCGCGCCGATGCGCGACGAGGCAGGCCCAACGCTGCGTACGTTCGTGGAACGGCAGGAACGCCCGCCGCGGATTGTACGGCAGGCTGATATCAGTCAATGGGCTTTCCCCACCTGACGGTGATCACCTGCGGGCCGCCTTCCGCGCCGGTTACCTCGGTGCGCGCGAGATCCGGTACGGTCTTCTTCAGCAGGATCTCAGCGGCTCGAACCTGCGTCGGGCTTAGATCGACAACGCCCTCGACATGCGCGGCAAGGCGATTCATCAGCTGCGAAGCCTGGATCTTCGCGCGCCAATTTTCATCGAGCGTTATTCTACGCTTTCGAGCGGGCATCGCTTTGGATTGGTTGCCACTTTCGAACATACTTGACGCAGCCGCCAAGCGGGGTCGCCAGACGGCACGCCCCCAAATCATGCCCCTCTCCACGCCATGCGTCAACCGCATATCGCCATGCGTTCTTTGCAATGGTGCGCGTTCACCGGCGGTGTATGTATGCCTCATCGCAACCCCACCAACGGAGACGAACGATGATCAAGAACTCGAAGCAGAACTGGACGGTCGGCAGCATCGTGAAGGTCGGCTTCCTCACCCTCAAGGTGGCCGGGATCAGCGGCGGCGTGTACCGGCTGGTGCGGCCCGACGCCGAGTTCGGCTACACTGGCCCGGTGTGGGACTTCGTCCCGCACAGCGGCCTGTTCCGGGTCTGAGGCCGCCATGCGCGTCTCCCCCGACATGGACCTCGCCCAGCTCCGCGACCTCATGGGCGAGGCCTCCCTCCTCGACGCCGCCGCGCTGCGCGACGTCCTGATCCGCCGCCGGGTCCGCGACACGGCCCACTTGGCTGGGATCGAGTGGAGCGATGCCATCGCGGAAGCTCATCGCCGCTTGCCGGCGCACCTCCGACCCGAAACGCGCTAGAACGGCCCCAGG